ATTATCATCCCAATCAAAAGCATAATACTTTAAATCAGGGTTACCTTCAGGGTCAAACCCTTCTTGTAATTTTTTTTCATGATAAAATTCACTAATAACCTTCTTTAATCCCATTATTACTTCGTTTTTTTATTGATTTTTACCATTAGTCTTTCTAATTGAGTCTCAGATATAACAATATTTTGAGGTTTCTTAGAAAAAGACTTTTTTCCGTCAGACTTTACGTTTAACGATTCGTTAAGTGTTTTTTTGTTAAATTCCATTTTATTTTTGTTTAAACTTTTAATTGGCTAAGAGGAGAGAATTAACCCTCCTCATTATTATAAATATAGTTAGTTATTAAATATCTTCAAAAGATGCTCCTGTAGGAGTAATCAAAAATTCGATATCTATAAATTCAAGTGCTCTCGTTGGTTTCAAGTATATTTTACCTGTTAACGTATTAGAGTCTAAATCTTCAGGTGTTCCTGAAACCGTAACTCTAAAGTCAATTAAACCTCTGTCTCTTCTAATACTATCTAAGATAGGATTAACTGAGTCTAAGAATTCTTGTCTTACTTGTTCGTCTTTTTGTTCGAACGATAATCTTACCGCCACAGCCGAAATTAATTTACGTGCTTGTAGTAATAATCTTCTAACGTTTATTCTATCAAGTGCAGATTCTTTAATTTGTAAAGTTTTGTTACCCCAAATAACGGTACCAACATCAGAGAAGGTTGCAATTGGGTTTAATCTACCTTGGTATAATGTATCTCTATCTTCTTGTGTTAACTTTTTACGTGCTTTAACTGAATTAACTAAACCTCTTGTGTAACCCGCCGATGCGAACCATGGAAAAGCTATATTATCTGTTAATGCTAAGTTTCTAATAACTTCACCTGTTGGTGGAAGATAAATTTGTGTATTATTAACGGTGTCTCTTGTAAGTATCCACGGGTAATAAGTTGCCGTATAGTTGGAATCAATTCCTGTATCAACTAAATTATCTACCGCTTCTTCAGGGTAAATAAAGTCCGTATCAAAACTACCTAAAGAAGGTGTAAACATTTGATAATCAGGTGTAGTACAGATATAAATAGAATCCGCTCTATCCTGTTCAACCATATCAATTGCTGACTCAACTAAGTTTGAATTATTTACATAATCAATACCTGGTGTAGTAAACACATTAATGTTAACTGCTTCAGGATTGTTAAAAGTGTATTGACCCCATAAGTCGTAATAATCAGTATTCCCATAACCTTGAGTATTATCACCTACAGTTATTTGTTTAAACGCTCCCCATCCTGTTGCAGTTGGGTATTTTATTGATGAACAAGAACCGTTTAAGTATCCTGACCTTCCTAATACAAATCTATCACTGTTAGTTCTAGTTTCTCTATATATGTCCCATCCGTCGAAACCACCTGCAACTAAGAAAGTAAATTTACGAGCGAATAATCTGTAGTATGCGTTTGTAGGTAATTCAGGTTCAGTAATGAAAGGTGAGTTACCACAGATAAATCTTGGGTCACCTGCTGTTGAGAATCCAGGTCCGATTGTTAATCCACTTGCGTTTACATCCATGTGGAAACCTGCAGATCTGTAGTTCCAATCAATACCATCAATGTCACAAGTATTGTTAGGGTTTCTCTTACCAACATACTCAAAGAAAGCTGGATCCCACCCGTAAGAATTAGAAATGCCTAAGTATGTTCTTCTAACATTGTCTCCTGAACTTAATGTACTTGATATTGCACCTGAAGAAAGTGCAAATGGTGGATTCCATATTGTTTCACCAGGGAAGTCATATTTACCTTTGATAATTGGGAATGGAGATTGAGCTCCTGCATAATTTCTAAAGTTGAATCCGTTGAAACCACAAGGTAATGCATCGATAGGAGCGTCTTCCGACATCTCTACCATAATATATTTAGAGTTCAAAATATATTCTCCGTCTAAAGTACCGATTTTATTTGCAATGTAGTTGTTTTGACCCGGATCCATAGTACAGTTTGTGAATTTCTCAATAACAACAGGGTTAGCATCTGTATCGAAATAGTCACGAACAAGTATATCAAATGTTAAGTTTGACCAAGTTTGGTTTACAATTGAAATTTTAAGTAAGGTGTTTGCTCCGTCACCATCAGAGATTGTGTAGAATCTGAATAGGTCATAAACTTTATTACCTCTTAATTCTGACACAACAAACGGTGAAGATGGGGTCTGCCATTTATTTAAGTACCAACCAATAGAATCTAAATCACCACTTTGCGCTGAGTCTAATCTAATTAGGTTAGGGTTTAATCCTCTAATGTAACCTTTTTTCCAAGAGTAGTTCAACCAAGATTGGAAGTTTTCTTCTGCAAATACAGGAACTTCTATTCTAGGTTTTTGGAAGTTTGTTACACCAAATACTTTAGTCCAATATTCAGGATCGTTTTGTGTGAATGAAGTTTCGAAACTATAAGAAGTACCAAACTTATCAACAACATTAACTCCAAAAGTTGCAAATGGATTTTTAAGAACAGTTGAGTACTGTCCAGCCATATTGATGTTAACATCAGTTAAACCTGTTACTGAATATGTAGGATTAGTTGCATTTGTGTAAGTTGCAACACCTCTTGATCTTAATGTACCAACAACGATATCGTCATAGTCAGAGTAAGATGTTCCTGTGTAGTAATAAATTTTACCAACTAATGTACCTGAATAACAATTTACAGGAGGTACTGTTGTAGTTGTGGTAGTTGATGTAGGTGTTGGTGTAACACAAGGGCTAGTAGTTGTAGTTGTTGTACTTGAAGTTGTTGTTGTTGTAACAGGGTTTAAAGTAAGACCTGTCACATAATTGAAGAATGAGAAACCTGAGTACTCATAATTTCCGATATTTTGGAATTGTGAATAATACCATGAGTCATTCAATGAAGAAGTTAGATCAGTATCATCTAAAGAAACTGAAGGTACTTGATATACATTTGTTTCTAAATTAAAACCTGCTCCACTTAATATATTATAATCTATTGTTGGTATAGAACCAAAATAAGAAATGTAATCATCTTCAGCGGCAAATGGATTTGTTGATGTGATTACATCAAAAATAAGATTTCTTACTTGTTCGTCAATTGTTGAGGTACCTCCATCTGGCGTTTCATATTGAGTAAATAAGATATTTTGTATTTCTTCAGGGAATTGATTTTCATATACAATAGATGCGGTATCATTTGTACATCCTGAAAAATCAACAAAGAATAGTAATTCTTTAGGATCAGCACAGATAATGTCACAAGTGTTAACATCTTGAACTTCTTGTAAACAATAGATACCTACAGTTGTAGGATCAACATTTGCAGTAGTTACTACCGACCAAGATGGTCCTGCGTCATAACCAGACAATCCTAATATTCTAGTTACAAAAAGTTGATTAGATTGTTGTAAATATGCTTTAGCGATATAAGATGCTTCATATTTAGGGATCTGTGTGTTAACAAATTTTTCGGGTGAAGTACCACCAAAGACAGTTTGAAACTCATTAAAGTTAGTTATAAATATTGGTTCAAAAGCCGGTCCTATTAATGTTTCACCCACAATTCCTAATGTGGTAACACCGACACTTTGAGCCACAAAACTTAAGTCAACTTCTGATGTATAAACTCCAGGTGATACAAAAACTTTACTATTAGTAGCCATAGTTATTTTATTCTTATTAGATAATTTATTTTTCTTATAAATATTACCTGTTTTACTAAAAACTTTACATTAGAAAAAGTATTTATATTTTGGTAAGAATTTTTTCTACCTTTTTTCTACCTATATGTCTAAAGATAACAAGAAGATAAAAAACCTTAAGATTGACTCCGAAGTACACGAAGTTCTGAAGAAGTATTGCGATAAAAGAGGAATTAAAATGTACAGGTTTTTGGAGTCCTTAATATTGGAAAAATGTAAGGAGAAAAAAGATATATATGGTGAAAATTAAATCAGTCTCTGAGTGAACATTATTTCAGGTACTTGAAGACTTGGACCTCTCACAATGTCAATTCTAACAACATCACCATTATTAACTTGAATAAGGTTAACATCATCACCATAATAGTCGTCATTTATGAATACAGAATATTCCGTAATATTTGTGGTTGACTCAAAAATCAAATCACAAGTGTATTCAAAAAACATATCTTTAGTTGTCGCACTATTTTCGTATTTAAATATGATTGTTTCAGGTTGAACGGGGGTTTGTCTTTTTTGTTTACCTTTTCTAACTCTTTGATCCACTTCTACAACTTGTAAAACTCTTGATATTGCAGGACTAACTTCAAACTGAGTCTCGTCAATAAGGAATCCCATCATGGTGAAATCGTATTTTTGAATATAGTATTTTCTTTTCTCAAGGTCTAATGAGGACTCATCAGCGAATCCATCATTAATAATTGGAATGTAATGACCATTAATAACTTGATAAGCTTGTCGTGAAGCAAATGTTTCCATTACCCTTTTATTTAATGTATTCACTTCCCTCATTCTATTACAAACAATTGCTACGGTATATTTTAAATCAATAGGAACAGGTTGTGGGATTTTATAAATGTCGGCGCCTTTTCTATTACCATCCCATGTTGGTACTTCCATATAGTAATACATTCTTCTATTTGGGATGTTATATAACACCGATGGATTGTTACCATACTTAACTTCAGGATTTCTAATAATTGTTAAAAAAGGAGGTTCAATATTTTTGTCAATATTTTGAAAGTCCCATGTCTCAACAAACTGTG